GAAGGTTCAGGTAGTGATGCGTTTGTTGGTCTTATAACATTGACAGAAAAAGATGTTAATCCAGAACAATTAGAATACTTATCATATGAAGAATGGAATGAAAATTTTAGAGAGAGAGATGCAACAACGAGTGTTAGTAAATTAGGAACTCCTGAATATATATTTACAACGTATAATGACGAGATAGGGTTTACCCCAATTCCAGATAGCGATAATTTAACTATTAATTTTGATTATTATACATCTCATACTGACCTTTCAGGATCAACAGATACATCAGTAATACCAACACGATTTGAACCAGTAATTATTGCACGTGCACGTTATTATGTATTTATGTTACGTTCTGATTTGCAAAACGCACAGTTTGCAAACAAAGAATACGAAGATGGAATAAAACGAATGCGAATTGAATTAATTAATCGTAAAAATTATATGAGAGCCGTTTAATGCCTGATCTGTCACAAACACAACCAAATGCGTTTAACTGTGAAGGTGGTCTTGTTCTTAATCGTTCTACATTTATGATGAAGCCCGGTGAAGCTTTAGAATTAGAAAATTTTGAACCTGATATTGAAGGGGGTTATAGAAGAATAAGTGGGTTTTCTAAATACGTATCAGCAGTAGTTCCTTACACAAGTGCATCTTCTGAAAAAATACTTATGGTTGCAACATTTGGAAATAACGTTTTAGCGGCAAGAGGTACAAGTATTTACAGTGCTACTCCAGCAGGAAGTTCATGGACTTCACGAGACAGTGGCAGAACAAGTGCTGAAAAATACAGATTTGAACGTTTTAATTTTGATGGAACGGATAAAATAATTGTTGTAGATGGGGCTAATGATCCTACAGTTTTTAATAGTTCTCTTGCAGCAACAGATGTAACAGAGAGTACAGTTGAAGGATCTAAGTTTGTTGCATCATTTAAAAGCCACATGTTTTATGCAGGTAAATCTACTACACCACAAACATTAGTATTTAGTCAACCTTTTGATGAGGATGCTTTTAGTTCAGGAAGTGGTGCAGGCAGTATTAAAGTTGATGACGTTATAACAGGTTTAAAAGTTTTCCGTGATGGTTTATTTATTTTTTGTGAAAATAGAATATTTAAATTATCAGGGAGTACGTCAAGTGATTTTGCAATTACTCCTGTTACAAGAAACATTGGATGCATAAACGGTGATACAATACAAGAATTTGCAGGGGATTTAATATTCTTAGGACCTGATGGATTACGTACAATCGCTGGTACTGCAAGAATTGGTGACGTTGAATTGGGAACTATAAGTGCAAATGTTCAATCACTGTTTGATGAAAACCTATCAAGTGCATCAGAATTTGATAGTGTTGTAATCCCTGATAAAACACAATATCGAATATTTTTTACTAAAGATGGAACAGGGGCAAACATAACAAAAGGTGTTATGTGCGTTATGAAAGGACAAAACTTTGAATTTGCTGAATTAAGGGGTATAAAACCGTCAGCTACAGATACTTTTGTTAAAGCAGGAGATGTTATAGTTCTTCATGGAGATTACGCTAATGGTTACATATACAGGCAAGAATCAGGCACAACATTTGACGGAACATCCATATTAGGAAAATACAGAGGACCCGATTTAACATTTGGTGATGCAGGTATACGAAAACACATGCAACGTGTTATTGTGAATTACGCACCTGAATCAACAATAGATGCTGATCTTTTTGTTAGATATGATTATGAATCAAAAGAGTCGGCACGACCTGCAGCCTATCCTTTAGATTCAGGGGATATTGCAGCAATATATGGAACATCTACATATGGTTCATCATCAACATCTTTAGGAACATATGGGGGTGCATCACAACCGTTAGTTAGACAAGCTGTTGAGGGTTCAGGATTTGCTGTTGCATTACGAGTTAATGATGGTGGCACAACAGCATCGTATTCATTAAAAGGATTTCAATTAGAATATCAGCTAGGAGCAAGACGATAAATGGGAGCAACATACACACGACAGTCCTCGTATAGTGACGGTGATGTTATTACAGCAGCTCATAGTAATGATGAGTTTAATCAACTATTAGCAGCGTTTGCATCAAGTTCAGGACATACTCACGATGGTACAACTGGTGAAGGTGGCAACATAACTAAGATGTTGGGTACATCTCTTACACTTGGAGATGGAACATCAGGCACAGACATTACTGTAACATTTGATGGCGAAACAAATGACGGTGTTTTAAAATGGATGGAAGACGAAGATTACTTTGAATTTAGTGATGACATCTTAATTGGAACAACTGAAAAAATACAATTTAGAGACACGGCAATATATATTAATTCGTCTACAGATGGACAGTTAGATTTAGTTGCTGATACAGAAATACAAATTGCAGCAACAACTATTGATATTAATGGTAACGTTGACATATCAGGAACATTAACTATTGGCAGTGCAGGCATATCAGAAACAGAACTTGAAATACTTGATGGGGCTACTGTAACAACTGACGAACTTAATTACAGTGATACAGGAGCTGCCGTAGGTACAGTTGTAGCAAGTAAAGTTGTTACGGCAGATGCAAACAAAGATGTAGCTAGTTTTAGAAATATTACTTTAACAGGCGAACTTGACGCAGGTAGTTTAGATGTATCAGGAGATGCTGACATTGACGGCACGTTAGAAGCTGATGCAATAACCATTGGTGGTGTTACTTTAGCTGAAACAATATCTGATACTGTTGGTGCTATGGTTAGCTCTAATACAGAAACAGGTATTAGTGTTTCATATGATGATAGTGACAACACCCTTGATTTTGTTTTAGGGGCATCCCAAACAACAATTACATCCCTATTAGCCACCGACATAAAAATTGGTGAAGACGATGAAACTAAAATAGATTTTGAAACTGCTAATGAAATACATTTTTACGCTAACAATACAGAACAAGTATATGTGGGCGATAATATATTTGGTCCTCAATCAGACAGTGATGTTGATTTAGGTTCTACAGGAGTAAGATGGAAAGATGCGTATGTAGACTCAATTACAGTAACAGGTAATGGAGATATTGATGGTGATCTTGATGTTGATGGAACTCTTGAAGCAGATGCAATAACAGTCGGAGGTACTGCACTTAATACAGTAATTGCAGGGGTAACTGTTACTAACAATCAGTGACAATGAAAGCACAGACGAAGACAATGCTATTATCTTTACAGCAGGTGGAGATGTAGACGGTGGTAACATTGGATTAGAAAGTGATGGAGACTTAACTTACAATCCAAGTACAGGAAGATTGACAGCAACACAACTAGCAGGAACATTACAAACTGCAGCACAAGCAAACGTTACATCGTTAGGCACATTAACTACACTAACAGTTGATAACGTTATTGTTAATGGTGCAACTATAGGTCATACTTCAGATACAGATTTAATAACTCTTGCAAGTGGAGTTGCAACGGTTGCAGGTGAAATATCTGTAACAACATTAGATATCGGTGGCACAAACGTTACTTCAACAGCTACTGAATTAAATGTTATGGATGGAGACACAGCAGCTTCATCGGTAACATTAGCAGATGCAGACAGATTAGTTACAAATGATGATGGCACAATGAAACAAGTTGCATTGAGCACATTAAAGACGTACCTAACTACTGCAGGGTTTTCTAGCGAAGATCCTACAGCAACTGCAATTGCTTTGGGGTAACCTAACAAAAGACTTGAAAAATAAGTTAATAATCTATATAATTAAAACAAGGGAGAAGAATAATGGCAGATGATGCAGTAGCAAGTATTCAGACAACAGTTTTGCCTGATGAAATTGCTAAAACACTTTCAGCAACTATGACAGTCACTCCTGCTGATGCTAATGATAAATGGTATTATAAATTAACAAGTGTATCAAACTCTAGCACCGATTTAATCGCTGGTAGTTACATTGATTATACAGCAGTTGACGATGATACAGGGTTTACAGCAGTAGCAACAGGGGATAAAGTCAAGTTCATATTTATTAAAAATGTTGACACAAACAGTAGAAGTATCTACATCGTATTAGATGCAGGAACTGCTTCAAGTTCAGCAGGTGATGGTGTTACAATAGGACCTAATGAGTTCTTTTGTGCAAGATTACCTAATACTACAGTCGCAGATATTCATGCAATCTCTTCAGCTTCAACAGCCGAAGTTGTAGTTGCAGCTTTATTAGATGATGTAGCGTAGGGGGTAGACAATGGCTAACACCTTTAAAAATAAGGTATATAATGGAGCTAACACTTCAGCTAATGCCAATATGAATGTCTACACTACTCCTGCTTCAACGACTACAGTTGTTATCGGCTTGACGTTATCTAACACAGCGACAAGCCAAATAACTGCTGACATTAAACTAAGTGCAGGACAGACAGTTCATTTAGCAAAAAATATACCTATACCTGCAGGAAGTAGTTTTGAGTTTATGGCAGGTAATAAAGTTAT